ATGTTTTTGTGTAATAATCATATAATATTATTTCTTTCAATGTTGATATACCGTTAACTTCTAATCGTGTAGGTTCATTTAGAATATCTTGTTGTGTAATAATACCATTATTGAATATTTTTCTATTAAAAATACGAACAGCAGTTTTATTTGTTCCTATTCCTACATTATTATTAGCATCAATAGTCATAGCAGGTAAATGTGATATATCTTCATATTTTGGTAATGACGATGTTCCATATAAATTATTTATAATATTAGAAGATTGACTAACATGAAACTCTAAAGGCATTCCTTTAGTAGTTGATATTACTGCAGGTGAAATATTGCTTCCACCAATAATACCTATACATAATTTACTCGGTTCTTCTTCGTTATTTACGTCATTTCTTATAGACAAATGCATACTATTAAAATTATTATTAGCCGAAGATACAATATTTAAAGGATGTGTATTTTTGTATGTATCAACATAACCACCAAATGTAACAAAGTTAGGTGTAAATATATTTTTTACATCATATTCTTCATTATTAACATTAAATATATTACATGTTAAACCTGTCTGAAAAGGTTGATTTACTGATATATTATTAGCACTCGCAATAAAGTCTCTTATTAAACTGCTTGTAAGTGGGTCACCGTCTATTTTTATATTATTTAATTCTAATCCAGACGCTTTTATAATACCAGCACAATGAATATTATTATCTACATACAACGATGTATCGGTTGTTAAAAAGTTTGAACTAAGATTACGAGAAGTATTAATAGCAACACCTCCGCTATTAACTAAGAAGTTCCATTTTGTATTATGAGAATTGGGTTCATTTTGAAAATATGTTTTCTCACCAACGACAAGATATTCATTAACATTTAAATCTAAACCACCAACATTAACAGCATTTCCATCAGTATCTAACTGAAAGCCTATACCAACAGAATCTAGTTGTATTGTAGGTGCGGCACCTTCAAATGAACTCATTTATATTAAGCTATTCTATTTAAAAGAAATATACTAATAATATTTATATATAAAAATATTATTCTTTACGTATAAAGAGAAAAAATGATATTATATTTAATAGTTTTTTATTAAGTTAAAATGAAAAGGATAGAGAATATTCATAATAAGACAAAAGATATTGATATTGAAAATCAACCATATAATAATAAGAATTTATTATTAGAAGAAAATGATTTAACACAATTATTTAATGAAACAGGTTTATCAAATATTAAGTTTAATAATATCAATTTATACCGTGTAGCATTCGTACATAAGTCCTATTGTACTATGAAAAATACTAACTTTGATAAAAGTAATATAAATTGTCCTAACGGATGTTTACCTCTTCAGGATATGTCATATGAAAGGTTAGAATATTTAGGAGATTCAATATTAGGAATGATTGTTGCTAATTATCTTTATTGTAGATTTCCGGATCAAAACGAAGGATTTTTATCAAAAATCAGAACAAAAATTGTAAATGGTAAGATGTTAGGATATTTATCTGATAAAATAGGTCTTCCTAAATTTGCTATTATTTCAAAACAAGTCGAAGAATCAGGAGGTAGAAAAAATTATAAAATAATGGAAGATATTTTTGAGGCATTTATTGGAGCATTATTCTTAGACTTTGAATCAGAAAATGTAAATAATGTAAATTTAGTTTCTAAATCAGGTGCAGGTTATTTTATTGTAGAAACATGGTTAATTCATATTATAGAAAATTATATTGACTTTTGCGAATTAATTAGAATTAAGAATAATTATAAAGATATGCTTGTATCACATATGCAAAATTATCTACAAGACACTCCACAATTTAAAGAAATAAATGTAACATCTAAAGATAATGCACGTGTTTTTACATATTGTGTAAAAGATAGAAATGGAACTATAATTTCTACTTCAAAAGGTTCTAATAAAAAAGAAGCTGAGAATAATTCTGCTAAAGAAGCCTTATTATATTATGGAGTTGATATTCTTGAATATAATTCAAATATATAAACAAAAAAAACGATAATTTATATATTTATATGATTATAACATGTGTGATATTAAAATAACACATTTGGTATTATCTGGTGGTGGTATGAGAGGTGTTATGTTTATCGGTGCACTTAGACATTTATATTTAGAAAATTTACATAAAAATATAACACATATTTCTGCTAATTCTATTGGTACAATTATTGGATTAATGATAGCATTTAAATTAACAATCGAAGAAATGGAGCAAATATTATATGATATGAAAGATGATAGTAATTTATGTTTTATTCCAATAAAAAATTATATTAGATTTTTTACAGAATATGGATTTTTTTCAATAGAACTTTTCATGGGTCATTTAACAAAATTAATAAATAAAAAATATCCAGAAATGGGTGATGACATAACATTCAAAGAATTATCAAAAAGGTTTGGTATAAACTTATATATTTCAACAACAAATATTAATAGGTGTGAAAACTCTATTTTTTCTATTGATGATACACCTGATATATCAGTATATAGAGCATGTGAAGCATCTATGTCAGTACCATTATTATTTAAACCAATAAAAATAGAAGGTGAATATTATTATGATGGGGCATTAACTAATAACTTTCCAATTAAAATATTTAGTAATGTTCCTAAAGAAAACATTTTAGGTATGATTTTATATACAGGTGAGAAACCTAAAGAAGAAATAAAAATAAATGAAAGTATTAATATTTTTTATATATTAAAACAACTTTACAACATATTTGATAAATTAAGAGTAAGTCAAGTATTATTAAAAGAATTAAATAATGTTGATTTAGAATATTATTACATTCCTGATAACATACCAAAGCAAAAAACTATAAACTTTACATTAAATAGAACAGGTGTTAAAATGATTTTAACAAATTATCAAATTGAAAATATGATATTTGCAGGATATGAAAGTATGTCTAAGTATATAGATAAAAGAAGAGAATTATATGTATCGGAATATAAGAAAAGATTAGAAAAAATAGACTTATAATGGTATTACATATTTAGTTCTTGACTTATTATAAATGGTTTTTTATTTATAATGTTATTTGTAGGTTTTATTTTTGAAAATATATTATTAGGTATTGTAATAAGTGAAGGTAATACTATATTATTTATGAAGTCTATATAATTTAACACTTTAATATCATTACTTAAAACATCAACAATAGTTTTAAATAATGATATGGAATAATTACTTAATTTATTTGAAGGTAAATTATCAATCTTAATCCAAGAGTTTTCATATTTATTATTGTAAAAAGCATTAATAATACGAAGATAATCTTTTAATATTTTTTTTGTAATATTTAATTTTTTTATCTTTTTTGCAAAACCAAAATCAAATATCATTATATTATATTTACAACTTTTCAAATAATAATCTATATTATTTATTTTATAATGATAATAACCAATATCTTCGTTACGATGATATAAAAAATTACCCCAATGACAATCTCCATGAGAATATCCTATATTATGAAAAGTACATATTGATAATATCACCTGTATAAATACATTATAAACTAATTCATCATTACTTAAGAACTCTTTTTTATTACATAATTCTTTTAAATCCCCATTAGCAAGTTCGTTTAATGATATATAATATTTAGTATTTTTTATAATATCAGGCACATTAACATCAAAATTATTGCATAGAATAGTTTTATATGTATAGACAAAATGTTTAGATAATTTATTTAATAATATTTTATCTGTTATAATAGTATTAATATCTATCTCAATAGTATTTTCAGAGTTTTTTATCATAAGTTTTGAAGCTATTGGAAATCTCCTTATAGCATTTTGTACTGAAGTTAAATATATTACTCCGTAGTTACTCTTAGAACCCATTTGTTTTTCCAAATTAACTATATTGTTTAAAGTATAACCATGGTATGTTTTTCCATTTAATGTTTTAAATGTTTTATTTTCTAAACAATTTAAAACATTAATATTTTTCAATTTACTAATTATATATTTATAATATTTAATACGATTTAAAAAATTATATTTATTAATTGTATTTTTTGAAAAGCTTTTATTAGATAAACTATTTTCAAATAATGATATATTCATAATTTTATATTCTATTAAAATGTAAATATAATATAGTTATAATATAGATTTATAATGAGTAATAATAAAGATCCATATATTTTTTTATTAGATTTGGACGGAACAATTATAGGAGATTGTAGTTATCAATGTGATATATATAATATTCAAGAAATAATAAAAAAAAACTCACAAACAAACTTTAAAAATAAAACAATGTGTGAAAAACATTTAAACGAGAGTTATAATTTAGAATCACGTTTAATAAGACCATTTTTTTCAAACTTTATCGTAGCTATGAAAAAACTATATCCAAACTGTTTTTTCTTTATTTATACTGCTTCTGAAAAGTCATGGGCACATAAAGAAATTAATATTATAGAAAAACAAAATAACTTTAAGTTTAATAGACCATTATTTACAAGAGATAACTGTATATTAGATTCAAATGGTAATATGAAAAAGTCGGTTATTAAAATTAAACCATTACTTTTAAAAGCTATGAAAGTTCATAAAACGTATAATATTGATAAGAAGATTCTTATTATAGATAATAATAATACATTTATAGATTATAAAGAAAGTCTATTGATATGTCCTACATATAATTATATAAAGTTTAATAATTTATGGGATAGTATCCCCGACGAATATCTCGAAAATAGCGATTTAAAAGCTTTCGTGACAATATTGATATCTTCTAAAAAAATACATAATATTCGTAGTAAAAAAAGTGAATTTCAAGATAGGGTACATAAATGGTTATATAAAAAATATAGAAAAATTAATAGATATAATACGAGTTTTAAGAATGACACATTTTGGAAAGATTTAATATTACATATAAAAAATAATAATATTATTGATTATAATAAAAAAAATGTTTTATCAATTCAAAAAAGTATAAAGTATAAAGATAATATATAATAATAATAATAATGATTTACGTGAGTTTTGATATAGGTGTTAAGAATTTAGCATTATGTATATTACAAAAAACAGATGTTATAACTATTATAGACTGGCGTATTATTGCTTTAGCTGAGAGTAAAAAAGAAATTAAAGGTATTGATGATATATCTGAGCGTATATATATTGAAATGGATAATATTATAGGAGAATTGAAAAGTAAAGGTTATAATACTATAGATTATGTTTTAATTGAAAATCAACCATCGAATTTAAATGGTATTATGAAAACTATACAACATATTATTTATTGTTATTTTAGTTTAGTTAAGTATTGGGATAAAGATATTAAAAATGTAATACTTGTAAATGCCTCTTTAAAAACAAAAACACATGATTATAAACCTGATATACAAACTACTGTTGATAGTCCAAAAAATGCGAAGGGTTTTAGAAAAGATAAATATAAAATTAATAAACTTCTAAGTATTGAAATATGTAATAATTATATTAAAGATAATGTTGTTTTATCTAAGATTTTTTCTGATAATAAGAAGAAAGATGATTTAAGCGATTCATGTCTTCAAGCAGTTGCTTATATTAGAACAAATATTATGAAAGATAATGGAACACTTGAAAAATATAATGTATTATATAATATATAGTTTATTAAAATGCGTATTTATAGATATATTAATATTATTACAATATATAAACATTTAAACGTCAATTAAATATATAATATGACTAGTCTATCAAACCTTAATAATAGAAATGATGATTTAATAGAATTGAATAAAGATAGTTTTAAAAATGATTCATTTAACTTTAATATTCCAAATAAACAAAATAGAGTTTCTCAACAAAATTATATAAATGACGATATGTTATTTAATAAAAGTAAAATAAGTTCTGATGTTATATCTATGTCTTCGAGATCTTCATCGAGAACAAGTTCTGTATCAGGAGATAAAGAAAAATATATGAAAAATATGAAAAATATTTACAAAGGCAAAGATAAAAATAATTCAAGAAAATCATATGATAGAAATGACGATGATAGTAGCGAAACAAGCAGTAGACATAGTAAAAGTAGCAAGAGTAGCAAGAGTAGTAAAAGTAGCAATAGTAGTTCTAAAAGTGATGGGAGTGGTGATAGTAATGAAAGTGACGATAAAAACAGTACCAATGATAATAGTGAAGATTCATATGATGGACGAGATAGTAGCAAAATTGTGAAAAAACGTGTATTGAGCCAAAAAGAAATAATTATGAATGAAATAAATGAAAAACGCGAGATAATATATCAATTAGAAAGATTAGAATCAAAAGGTTTCAAATTACCATTTAAATTTAATATGAACTCTGATTTGGATGAAATGAAGTCAGAATATAATCGTATAATTCGAGAGAAAGAATTAGATGGAAGTGTCCGCTTTCAACAAAAAATGTTAATGGCTTTCATTTCAGGTACGGAATATATGAATAGTAGATATGATCCTTTTACAATTAAATTAGATGGATGGTCGGAACAAGTTAACGAAAATATTAATGATTATGATGATATATTTGAAGAATTACATTGTAAATATAAATCAACAGGTAAAAAGATGGCGCCTGAACTTCGCTTGTTCATATCTTTATCTGGAAGTGCATTTATGTTTCATTTAACAAGTAGAATGTTTAAGGAACAACCAATGCCTGATGTTGAGAATGTACTTAAATCAGACCCTGAACTAATGAAACAATTTCAAAATGCGGCAGCAAAACAATATATGATGGGAGGTAATAATATAGAACCTCCTATGAAACAGAATAGTAGTGCTACAGACAGTATGGGATTATTTAATATGGTTAGTAATTTATTTGGTTCGTTAAATGGAGATTCTATGCCTTCAAATATTATGCCTAATCAAATGCAAAGATCAAATATAACAGATATGAATAAAAAGTCTACTGATGATGTTGATAATATTATTAGAAATATGCATAGTAAAATATCTGTTGATTATAATGATAATAATATAGAGACTTTATCAGTTAGCGATGAAGAAATAACATCAATTATAGAGGATACTGCGGATATTAAAATATTAAAATCATCTGCAGGTGGTCGTCGTAAAAATAATATAAGAACATTAAATCTATAATAAAAATATTTTTATATCATATAAACGTATTATCTAAAGTTTAAATATGCAATTTAATACACCTTCAACAACATTAGGTATTACCATATTACCGAATAAGTCATATTTATTTACATCATCTGGTATATTATAAGACAATGGAAATCCACATAATAATTTTAATTCATTATCATTTAATTTTCTTATATATTTATCATCAATAATTACTGCTAATTTATTACTATCTGTCGCTGTTAATGTAGGTGATGTTGCATTTGGGTCTAAAATATTTGTAATTGGAAAACTTAATTTACCTTTACAAATATTATAACCAAACTCACCGTTATTATCATATACTCTTTTTGAATTAACAATTTTTTTAGGTTTTTCTAACCTTAGATAATTTTTTTGAACTAAATTATCTAACATTTCTTTTAAATTATCGTTTTCATAAAATGTAGATATTTCATCTAATGTAAGAGGCATTCCATCCATCCATACGATATTTTTTTTTTCAGCCCAATGTTTCTTTCTTCTTTCTGTCATAATAATATTCATTAGACCTCTTTCAATAATTGATAAATAACCATTAATACCTATATCCCATGAATGAATATTTTTTTTTCCTCCTCTCTTATCTTGCATTTTATAACCGAATAAAGGCGTTTGTGAATGTAAATTCAATATTTTATTAGCAAAATTATTTTCAATATCTGTATATATTGCTTTATAATCTATAATTGTATCTAATTTATTTTCAGGATTAACATATTTTATTTTATCTAAATCTATACATTTTTCCAAAGAACATACAATAAACACTCTTTCACGGTTTTGTGGAATACCAAAGTTTGATGCATTTAGTTTCTTATAACTTACGAAATATCCAATATTAGTAAACTCATCACATATTTTTTTAAGTGATTTTCCATTTTCTAAAATGATTAAATTAGAAACATTTTCAAGTATTACAAACTCTGGTCTATATTTTTTACATATATCTATAATTTTAAATATTATTAATCCTCTATTATCATCAAAACCTTGTTTATTTCCGGCAGAACTGAAAGGTTGACATGGAAAACCAGAACATAATAATTGAAAACTTTCTATTTCATTAATATTAAAAATATCAGTTTTAGTATTATTTTCATTAAAGTTCAAGTTGTATGTTTTTATAGCATCACCCTTAATATCAGAAGATAATACACAATTAAAATTATAATTTGTATTTTTTTTTTGAAAACTTTCTAATGCTACTCTAAATCCTCCAATTCCACAACATAAATCTATATAATTAATATTTTTTACATTAGTTTTATTAAATATAATTTCTTCTTTTTTTGAAGTATTCATTTGAAATATTAATTATATTATTAATCAATTTTTTACCGATAACTTTGTTTTTTGTAGATACTATTATTATTCTAATTATATACACATTTACATATTTAATAATATGATAGAGTGTAATAATATAAAAAAGATTTATAGATAATTTTTTCTATATAATATATTTAGTTTTTTCTTTTAGCACGGACATTACTCATTTTATTCGCAGACTTTGATACAAAATTACCAATATCTGATACAGACTTAGAAATACGTCCTGGAGTCTTTTTTATTGTTTGTAAAGGGTCTCGTATAGTATTTTCAATTTCTTCTCCAAACATTTCAAGTTTTCCAATTAATTGTGATAAAGTACTAATTAAAATAGGGATAATTATGACAGTAAATAATAATGTAATAAATAAGAATAATGAAATCATAGTTCCTATAGCTATTATATCCCTACTCATGTCTTCGGAGCATTTGCATTTTTCATTTGTTAAATATCTAACATAATCAAATGCATAATATATATACACAACAAATATTAGGAAAAAGACAAATGTCCCAATTGCTAATAATTGTACGACAATTGATCCCATACTTTTAGTAATACTACTTAGAGATACAAAAGATGTTATTAAGAAATATACTAATGCTATTAAAGTAAAGTTTTTGATAAAGTCTTTATTTGGGTGTTCTGAACATTCACAGCCTATATTTTCAAGTTTATACAAATATGCGTATATTATAATTAATAATATTGCAAAAATCATTTGAATAATGACACTACTGTAAAATGACAGATTGTTTTCTACTACTTTCATAATTACTTATTCTTACT